TATATCCTTTTTGAACAGCAAATATTCCAGCGGCAATTGCTACTACTGATAAGATGATTACAATTTTCTTTTTACCTTTAAATTTAGTTATTAAAGGAATTAGTTTTGATACTACGTTTTTCATTAATCTTTTTTTATATGGTTTTCTATATTTTTTATAACCTTTATATTTTGATCAATTAATTTACGATCTTTAAGGCCGTTCCTTCTAGACTTCATAGGTCTTGGTTTCGGTGATTTTTTTGCCATTATAACTCCTCCTCTACCGGCTCTTCTTTAGCTCCAGCTTTTTTATTTACAAACTTATCAATTGAAGCTATACCAAAGCATCCTAATACTAACCACATGAATGCATCGAATATAAAATCATTAATTACTAATGGCTTACCTAAATATCCGGTTACAATATCTGCTAATGCAAATCCTACCATCATTACGAAAGCTAAAAAGCCTACTACAGACTTTTCATTAATATCATTGTTGTCTTTAAACAACTTGATAAAAAAAGATTGTTTTGATTTCACTTGTTATACTTTTAATTAATAAATGTACAACCATTATGAAACTAAACTACTTCAATAAGCTATAATACTCTTTGAAATGCTTGATTCTGTCAGGAAGACCTATGGTACCACCATTTACTCTTTTGGTAACTGAAGTAACTACAGCATCTGTAGCACCTTGATCTGCAATTTTATGAAGACCATTTTTATGGAAAAACCATGCAGCAGAAAGTAGAGGATACTTTGTTGCAACTAAATCTGGATTATCAATGATTGATTCGGCTACTACTGCATCGAATGCTTTATAATTATCTTTTCCGGTTAATTGAATATAGCCTCTGCCACGAAATCTATAACCCTCTCCAGAAGCTTCAGGGCCATTACCCATTCTAGCTCCATAAACTAGATTAGCAATTTTTTCTGGCTTGCGCTCATACAATTTAGCTTTTTCTTCTGTTGGGAAATACTTCTTGAATATACTCAATAGACCTTTTGCTCCGTAATTTAAATTTTCGTTAACTGCTTTAAATCCACCGGATTCGTGGCCTGCTTGAGCAAGAAAATGTGCTAAACGAAGTGGAGTGTTTAATTCAAATTTAGCAATTGTGTCTGGTAGCTGTGTAATAACAGCATCAGGGATATGCCCTTTAAGTTTGCTTATGTCCATAGTATATAAATAATTTACTTAATTTATTTACAACCTAGATTCAAAAACAATTAAAGTATTATTTTGATTATGTCTCTTATTAAATCTTCTCTTCCTAAAAATTCTAAAGCTATTAAAGATACTCCTAGTGCCAATCCAAATAATTGCGCTATAATTATAAACTTTAAAGAAAACTCTATTAGGCGGTTTTTCATAACATTTATAAATATCATTTAAATTGGTTCAAAACTCTAGAAAGTTGATCTTTTGCCATAACTCCTGAGTTTCTGTATGCTACTTGACCTTGTCCATCTAGTATGATCAAAGTAGGTACTGATGTTACAGAATATCTTTCTGCAAAAGAAGCATCATAATCAACATTAATGTAGTTTATATTAACTCCCAATTCTCCAGATACCATTTCTACAACTGGTTTAAACATCTTACACGGTCCGCACCAAGGTGCTGTGAAATACAAAACTTGCATATTAATTTATTTTAAATTTAAAGTTAGTTAATTTTTCTATTTCTTTTATATCTACTTCATTATTTTCAATTCCATCAGCTTTAGACTGATCATTATTAAATATATAAGCTTTCCATTCATTTTTGCTCTTTATATAAATAACTTTCCAACACTTATCAGGAACCGATACTCTACCTATTTTTCTTTTTTCTCCTACTGAGCCTGTCCATACTTTAACTGAATCTAATGATTTAGCTAATTCTCTAGTACGCATTTCTAAAGTCTTCCAATCCCCTCTATTTAATTGTCCATATTGTGGAACCATATTAGAGAAATAAAAAGACTCTATCATAGCATCTTTACCAGAACACTGATTATCAGCTGCTGGAGCCATATGGCCACGATCAAAACCTGATTTGATATAATCACTAGCTAAATCGGTATAGGCGGCCAGAAGTGGGTCTGGTACAAATCTATCATGTCTTGGTATGGCTTTGTCACATTGAACCTTATTCTTTGTCACCCACCATTCAACTAGTACAGGATACTTTAAAGATTTTGAAAATACAGTAATATACTCTTTATGGAACAATCTCACTGTATCTTGTGCCTTTAATGACACACTAAGGAAAAGAACTATCGTTGTGGATAATAATGTTCTAAACATTCTTTATTATAAATATCTTTTGTCCTCATATACCTTTTAGGTGTAAAAGTATACGAATGCTTAGGCCTATTCTTTTTTTCCCACTCTGCATATTGATCTTCTTTAAGCCAGTGATCTGTTTGTTTTTTCATTGTTTTAAGTAATAAGTCCCGTCTTTGTTCGTACGTCATATATCAAATATAAGCAAATTTTATTATCGTATGATAAAAATGTTTATAGTAATAGTGTATTAGGTTGATATTTATTTATATATGATGTTAGTAGAAGAAATACCGTGGTTGCACTTTGTAAAACTAAATCACATTAGAAAAATGTCTTTAAATGAGCAGGTTAGTGCTTATAGACAACATCTTTGTGATATTGAACAGATACGAATGTGTGGAGGAAAATCAAAAACTAAAGTAATTGGAAATATAGGTTATCTTCAACAAGAAGATTTAAATTATATTTTACAAGAAGACGGATCAAAAATATTTGTAACAGGAATAAAAGAAGTATAAAATGCCAGATTTACCAATATCAGGATTACCAGCAGCAAATTTACCTTTAGATGGAACAGAATTATTTGCGACAGTTCAAGGAGGAATAACTAAATACTCAACATTAAATTCAGTAAACTATATTCCTGGTAATAGCTATGGATTATATGCTCAAATAGTAAATAGCACTCCTGTAACTGCTACAACATCAGAATTATCTTTAATAAATAGTACTGATGGTATAGGTACATTAACTGTTCCTGCTAATGGTTTTAGAGTCGGAGATAGTTTTAGAGCGGATTTTGGTGGTCAGTTTTCTTCTAAGAATAATGATACTATAAGAATTAGAGTTAAAACAGGAAATGTAATCTTAGCAGATAGTGGAGTACAAACTATGTCAGCAGCAGTTGATGACATTTGGCAACTCTCTATTAATTTTACAATTAGAGAACTTGGAGCAGCAGGAGTAGCAGATATTGTTTCACTTGGTGTATTTCATACTACAAAACAATCTAACGGTGCTCCGCAAGGATTTGCTTTTAATACTATTAATAATACAACATTTAGTACTACAGTAACAAATGTTTTAGATGTTACAGCTCAGTTTAGTTCAAATAGTCCTTTAAATTCAATATTTACAGACATATTCGTATTGAATAAAATCTATTAATTACTTAAGGGAGCTTTTATTTTTGAATGCGATTGATAATTTATTAACTCAAAACAATCTGGTCTGTAACTTAGTATTTTTTCGCTAAATGTTTTTTCTCCAAGATGTTCTTTAACTGCTTCATGCATATACCAATTCCTTTCAGTTATTTGAACTTTAGGTAATTCATATGGAGTTCTAGTAATTTGTTCTTTAGCTTGTTCAATATGGTTATTATACAAATGAACGTCACCTAAATTACCAATTAAATCTTCAGGCACCATGTTTACTTCTTTAGCAATAATCTCAAGTAGTAGTGCATATGAAGCAATATTGAATGGTAGACCAAGGAATGTATCTACTGAACGTTGATTCCACATTAGAGAGATTGCTCTTCTTGGAATGTTTCGTTGTTCTAAACGATTTATAGCTACATTATGTAAACCATCTGGCGGCCAGTCGTATTTGGCAATGCTATACCTTTCTTTTAAACTCAACTTTCTCGTATAAACTTGAAAACCATAATGACAAGGCGGAAGTACCATTTGATTTAATTCACCTACATTCCAAGCACTAACCATTAATCTTCTACTATCTGGATTTATTTTGAGTTCTGAGATTAGGTTTGCGATTTGGTCTACGTGTTCAGTACCTTTATAGAATACGCTTCTACTATTCCAGTTTCTCCATTGCTTACCATAGATTGGTCCTAACTCCCCCCACTGTTTAGCAAACTCATCATCTGTTTTTATTTTTTCTACAAATGCTTCTTCCTTTGTAACAAACGGACCCCAATCAATTTCGCCGTTATATTTTTCATAGTTCTTAATTGCATCACCATTCCAAATATGACAACCATTATCAACAAGGTATTTGATATTAGTATCACCTCTTAGGAACCATAGTAACTCTGTTACCATAGTTTTCCACGCCATCTTTTTTGTAGTTAGCAATGGAAAGCCTTCTTTCATATTGTGCCTAATTTGCCAACCAAAGATTGATTTAGTGCCTGTACCTGTACGGTCTTTCTTATCTATACCAAAATGTAAGATATGTTCTAATATTTCTTTATACTGACGGTCTATATTATTCATTATTCAGTCATTGATAAGCGCTTATTAAATTCAGATGCTGCTGCATAGTTTTCATCTTCTAACATCTCAAGAGCAATATAATAGCGATTTAATTGAGTTTCATATACAAATAATTCACTTTTAATACTATCTGCAAAATTTTCTGCTTGTAATACTCTAGTTTGTAAACTATCACAAATTGATTGAACTTCTTTTAGTTGCTTTTGTGAAGATGATGTAAAATAAACTTGAATAAATAGCATTGCCATAGCTACTATGACAGCCGTAGTTAAAACCTTTACCATATTTAATTGTTTAGTATATTTCGTCGTAGATGTTTTCATCGGCCATCTCCCTACCTGCTACTCTATTTACAGCTTCTCTTTCATCTAAAAAATCTTCTCCTTTATAATCTGGGTGTTTTTTCTTCATATAGTCAATACCTCCTACCCACAGCCATACAAGTGCTGCTAATAGAGTGAAAGCGATAGCATAAATTATAAACATAGTATATTATTTTAGTCCCACCAGGTTCTAAGATCTGATCCATCCCAATCTTTGTATTCCTTATACTTCTTTCCATGGATGATCTCGCAAAACTCTTTCCACTCTTTTTGCTCTAACCTATGAGCTTCTTTATATACTTTTCTTTGATGATCTTTCTCTTCAGGAGTGTCATCATCAGCTAGCATATAAAAGTCTTCATTTCCTGTTTCTATAAATCTGAGTGGTTTATAGTTAATTTGTCCGTGAATTTTTTCCGCCATCATGATATAGTTTGAATCAACTATGTTATCAATAATTTGACAGAGCCTCCTCATTTTTATTATCTTTTTATCACTGGACTCTTTAACTTCATAACCTTTTGTTTCCATTCCGTTAGCCTGTATTTCTACAGACTTTCTCAGCATCATTAGAGTAAAGCTATGATCCCACCATCTATGAGACCACAACTCACGGCGAAACCTCCATACGTTCTTAAAGAACTCAGGAAGTTGTTTCACTATGGTATTATAAGTCCTATAAATAAGACTAGACTCCCACGTTAACCTCTTCAGACTTTGAAAAAAGGAATTTTTTGCTTTGACTTCCATAACCTTTCTTTTGATAAATATATAATAATAAAATTAAAGAAAAAAATATTTTTATAAAGCTATTTTTGGCATAGGTTTAAGGTTTTGAGTAACTGTTCCCTTTAACTCTTTCATGTATTCATAGAGCTCTAATGTTGTACCATTAAAAGATTCCATGATAGAATCTAACTCTTCTTCAGATACTTTAAATTCTTTCTTGAAGTCTTTCTTCATGTTTTTAATTATCTCTGTTTCTTCTTTTAGGAAGTCTTCATGAAGCTTTTTGTATCTGGCTCTAAATAAACTTATCTTGTCTAATTTTTCTTCGTAACTCTTTAAATGCTGAGTAGCGTCTTCAAGTAAATAGTTTTCGTGTTCTGCCTGATAATAGTAGTCAGATGTTTCATAATCACCATTAAGTATCTTCTCATAAAGAGTGCGATAAGGATGCAGGGTTTGCCTTTGTTGATAGCGTCTCCACCAAACAAATTGATTGTAAGTTTTTCTTGACAATTGAGAGAGTCTTTTTTCAATATGCTCTCTCTCCATTTTAGTTTCGAATATCATAACCTTTATTTTTTTGTTTAGTTGAACATGTCGTAATGCCTAGGATAAACGTGTAGATTTGTAATAAACCAATGCATTTGACCTACTGGATAGCCTGTCTTTTCTGAAACTAATTCCATTAGTTTAGCAAATGTGTATTGGTCGTTACAGAAACCAAACACAAGATCAATGGATCTAGCAAAGACTGTAAGATGTAGTTTATCGTTTTTGATATAGAAATTAAGTACGTCATTACAAGGTGTATCATATTTGTATCTATCTATTTCGTGTAGAATATAATGTACAACAATTGCTCGACGTGTTTCTTTATTTCTTTTTAGTTCGCTAATAACTTTGTTAAGTTGTTCATTATAATTCCAGAAGTATCCGTAATTAGAGTTTACCTCTGTAGTATATGGTATCATCATTTGGTTCCATATCTTAGCACGTTCTGCAATTTGTTTAGCATCTCTATCTCCTTTAACATACCATTCCCATTCATATTCTGCATAATCTTGGTTAAACTTACGTCTAGGAGTTGTAATTACTTTATCTGCTGGATTATCGACTGTAAAAGAAACATTGAACTTAGCTTTAGTATTAGCAAAGTCTTCACCTGTATCTATGATATAATGAAATAAGTTTTCAAATGCACTAGTAGGGGTCGAATAAATTTTATTGTCCATATTGTTCTACTTGTATAAATTGTGATAAAAAGTCTATGCCTTGAGTATTTCGATATACATTCAAATATACAACTTTTTTTATTCCTGATTGCAAAATAAGTTTAGAGCAGTCTAAACAAGGACTAAGTGTTAAGTACAAAGTGGAACCATCTACAGAGTTGCCTGTTTTTGCTGCTTTAAGAATGGCATTAACTTCTGCATGGATAACATGGGGCAGAGTGACATCATCTTTCTCACAAGTGTTGTCCATACCTGCAGGAGTGCCATTATATCCAAATGATATTATATTGCCATCTTTAACTAAAACTGCGCCGACTTTTGATCGAACGCAGTGTGACAGAGTAGAAGTTTCCTTAGCTATGTTAATAAATACTCTGTTTAGTATTTTTTGCTTAAAGTCCTGTAGAACCGAATCCACCTGAGCCTCTTTGTGTATTTCTGTTTGGTAATTCATCAACTTCTAATATATCTAGGTAACCAACTGGAATTAAAACGAACTGAACTAATTTTTGTCCTGTAACAATAGTTTGATCTTTATCAGATGTATTAATCATGTGGAGATGAACTTCTCCTTCATAGTCTTCATCTACTACGCAAGCACCTACTGATAGTCCTTGCTTAACAGCTACACCTGATTTATTAAATGCTACTAGAGCATAGCCTCTAGGAACTTGTACTCTAACACCTGATGGGATCAATACTGATTCACCTGGCTTTAGTATTGTAGTTTCAAAATCCTCAGGTACATAAAAATCAATTCCTGCTGATGCTTCTGTGCCCCTATTTGGGGTCTTTACGTTTCGTAACTTTTGTATCTTCATTTTGAACATTGTTTTGATAATCATTTAGTGAAGCAATATACGCAACACAATCTAATAAATTGTCTTCTTTATGGTTGTAAGCTTGTCTTGATAACTTTAATGCAATCATTGCGTTATACATATCAACTGCAGTTAGTTCTTTACGACTTAATAACGATGCAATTTTAGCTGCTTCTTGCATACCTTCTTGCATTGGCCCATATTGACGGGCTTTCTCTTCAGATCTCTTGTAGATAATCTCGTTTGCTTGTTCTAGTATATTCATGGAATAAATATAAAACAGAATTAATAAATGGTAAAACTATTCTCCTAAGTACTTAATAATATCAGACTTATCACCCCACTCTCTTTGAGAGTCTACATCACTTGGTTTAATTGTAGGCTTAGGCATATTTCTAGCAACATTCCAGAACCAATTTCCAGAGTGACCATAACGTTTCATATAATCCCAACCTTTTGCATCATAGGTTTTGATACAATCAAATGGAGTATCGATGTCACAATCTTTAAGGAACTCTTTATGATACGCATAAAATTTAGCTCTACCTAATTCACCTGGTTGCACATTTCTTGCAACTGCTACTGCATTAAATTTAGTATCTGGAAGTGCAATCTGAAGCGTTCTAGATAATACGCCTGTTGAGAATACACTCCACAATTCATCTATATTTTTATCTTTAAATGCTTCATGAAATATCTTAACTCCGCCTGCTACAACTTGTTCATGTTTAAGACCGAATGGTAAATATTTTGCACCGATCTTTTTTGCAAAATCTTTTGCCCAACCATTAATAGTAGGCATAGCAGGAGTTTTCAAGAATATAGGAGTCGCTCCATCTTCAATAACACGTAGTTGATGCTCAGATGCTTCTTTAGATGCTGGCATAAATAGTATCAACTTTTTATTATACTTTTTAGCAAGATATGTTAATGAGTATGGAGCGTACCCTGTTCTAGGTGCAACATAAACTAAAGCATCTTCTTTTACTTGACTAATCATAAAGTCTCCCATC